GACGCTTCTTTCAGCAGAATGGTGTTGAGCAGGTGTGTAATTTGGTTAAAGGAGATATAACTTACATCCATACCACATATTTGGAAAATAAAGGCAAAGACGGTGAGTATTATTTCGATGAGAAGTTTTTGGATATAGCCGATAAATGCAAAGAGGTGGACGAGCAAAAATACAACAATGTATTTTTAGGCTATTGGGCTTCCCTGACCGAGGGCAGAATCTACAAAGGCTGGAAGGTTATAGCAGATGTGGACTACCCTACCGACCTACCCTGCTGGTATGGTGTGGACTGGGGATTTTCAAACGACCCGGCCGCCGTTGTACGGATATGCTTCGATGCTTCGACCTATACAGTCTACCTGCATCAGGTCCTGTATGAAAAAGGATTACTCACAGCAGCCATAGCGCAATCGATAAAAGACGATATGCACAAAAGGAAAAGAACACTATACCATACAAGTACGATTGACGTAACAGCAGAAAACGGGGCAATAATGATAAACGGTTTTTGTGTTGATCGGTTGAGTTCCTTTGATCCGAAGGTATTACCCAAAGAAGTGTTTTATGAAGTTTCCAGGGAGTTGGGCAACATCTACACTTACGTTGGCGAGGTCTATTGCGATCCTGCACGACCTGAGCAGATCCGGGAAATGAAGATCATACACGGCCTGATGGCCACAGGTGCGGTCAATAAGGACAAGACAGGCAGGATTGAATACATGAAATACTTCAATGTCTGTTATACCGAGAGCAGTAAGGATCTTCACAATGAGTACGTGAATTACCGATGGAAACAGAGTAAAACAGACAAGACAAGGTATATAAATGAGGCGGAGGATGGGAATGACCACGCCATGGATGCACTCAATTATGGAGTGGCCACCCACCTAAGACGTCAGGGAATAGCAAACAGAATAGGAGAACAATAAAACTATGGCAAATATTTTCACATTCGGCAGAGAGATGAAAGCGCTCGAAGCTAAAATATCAGAACTACAAGTACTGCAAACAACACAAGCAGCACAGTTGCAAGAAAGGAAAGGCTATCTCTACGGTGATAACTCGGACAACGAGTTTCTGCGTAAACTTCTTAACGTAACTTTCTCCACTACCGACTTCGGGGACTTCGGCAGGGAGGAATTGTACCTGACATATCGGACCAATAGCGCGGTATTTGGGATAATCGACAGGATCGCAAAGGCCTGCGGAGAGATCGGGCAGTACATAGAGCTTCTGGATAAGGATAATCAGGTGGTGGAGAACTCGCCACTAATCAACGTGCTGCACCGGCCAAATGACCGGTTCTCACTGTATCAATTTTTATATGCCTGGGCTACGAACTATAATGTCTTTGGTGATGCGTTTGTGTACGCTAAAAAAGGTATTGGCAAGGATTTAGGCAATGTTGCGGGGATGTACGTTATTCCAAGCCACAAGGTAAACATTGAAAAAGGGGATTTGAATCAACCTATTAAGGGTATAAAAATAAAGGGTACAGCAGACTTAAGCGTCATTAATACAGGCCAGTATTTTCAATCATTCATCTACAACTTAGATTCTGACACATACTTCGGGTTCAGCCCATTGATTGCCGCTGCTTATGACTGCCAACTGCTGAAGAAAGGAAAACTTCGGATGAATACATCTATGGACAATGGAGGTGTGAACGCTATCATTGCCCCTGCAAAGGACAAGGACGGGTTTGTTGTTCCCCAGGCAGCCAACGAACTGGAAAAAGACCTGAACAGCAACAAGAATGCCAACAGGACCATGTTCCTTCGTCAGGCGGTTGAAGTAACAAAGGTAGGCAGCACCCCGGTAGAATTGGGGATTCTCGATGGAAGCAAGGATGCTGTAACCGCTCTGTGTTTCGCTTTCGGGATTCCGATGGACCTGTACTATGGGCAGAGTAAGTATGAGAACGCCAAAGAAGCCAAAAAGTCCCTGTACGAGAGTGCTGCCATTCCGCTGATAAATGTGTTTTGCAATGATTTGATGAACTTTGTAAAATACGATGAATCGGGAAAGGAAATCAAGCAGTATGCAGGAATGAAGCTGGTCTTGAACACAGACAAGATTGAAGTTCTGAAAGCAAGCACCACAGAGGTCTTGACAAATCTTAACCTGATGAATGCCACCCTGAATGAGAAACGCGAGGCAATGGGATACGCGGAGATCGAAGAGGATTATGCCAACAAACCGATGCTGACATTGGGTGTTCAGTTCGGGGATATGTATTCTCAGGATATTAACGAAAATGCAGAAGCGTAAAGTCATAACCCCGGCCATGAGAGCACAGCAGACAATCTTACGTTTGCAGGCTCTTAGGCTATCGGAAGGCTACAAGGCCAAGATTGCCAGGGAGCGGACTACCGCTATCCGTAAGGCGATAAAGGAACTGTCCAAGTATCCCTATTCAGAGTGGGAGGGTATGGCTGCGGATCACATCATTAAAGAGCCCAAATTAAAGGAAACCATTACCAAGTTATATCTGAATGTCGGAACACCTGTTGCCCGGGTAGCGGTGAACAGGTTCCTGAGTAGAAAAGCGGACACCTCGGATATGTGGGAGGAAGCATTGTATGAGTGGACCAGAAAGCACATGGGCGCAAAAATAGGTCTTATGGAGGAAGCGGTCAATGACTGGTTGAAAGACCAGGTTAGAAAGGTTATCGAGGACAACCCAGGTGCAGGGATAGAGAAAATGACACAGATCATGCAGCGATCCGTATCTAAGAACTGGAACGCGGTAAAAGAATGGCAGACCAGAAGAATCGTTCAGACCGAAACTATGGGAGCCATGAACGTGGCAGCCTCCGAGAGTATCGACTTATTGGGAATAGACTACGAAAGGACATGGAGCATTGCGGGTAACAACACCCGGCCCTCACATGAGGTGATGGACGGGGTTACTATTCAGAAGGGCGAATTTTTCAATGTGGGTGGCTTCATGATGGCTCACCCGATGGACGATTCCATGGGCGCGCCGGCAGGTGAGATTATAAATTGTTCCTGTTGTGCTATCGACACCCCTAAGGATAGCGGACTAATAATTTAACCATATCAAAACAAAATATATGCAACCGGTTGCAAAATATATGCAACTGGTTGCATACTTTTTAATTAGCGTTATGTAATCGGGTATTTTAGGGCGTATAAAAGCGCGCTAAAATGGAGAAACTCGAATACAAACAAGTCGCCACATCCTTTGAAGTCAAAAAGGAAGGCGATAACCTCTACATAGAGGGCTACGCGGCCAAGTTCGGCAACGTAGATTCATACAATGACATCATCCAGCAGGGGGCATTTGCCTTATTTCTTACGTCAGAGGATGCAAAGAGGGTAAGGTTATGCTATCAGCATGACTTCGATAACGTAATCGGGGTCATAGAATCCATGTCTGAGGATGAGCAGGGCCTGAAGTTTAGGGCCAAAATCAGTAATACCACATTAGGAAAAGACGTAGCCACACTTTTGGAAGATGGGGCGATCAATGAGTTTTCCATCGGGTACAAGACAGTAAAGTACTCGATGGATAACGACCAGAATATCCGCACACTCGAAGAGGTTTATCTATACGAAATAAGCCCTGTAACAAGGGCAGCAAATGAAAAGGCAACCTTGCAGGCTTCAGAACGCAAGGAAGATAATAACATTAAAAAAGATTCTAAAGAAATGGAAGAAGAAATTAAAAAGTTGCAAGTGGACCTTGCAGAAGCCATGAAGGCCAAAGGGATTGCAGAAAAAGCCCTGGCCGAAGCTGGAAAGGTGAAAGACCTTGAAGAAAAAACCGAAGGCTACAAAGCCGACATTGAGAACCTCGATGCCTCCATCAAACAGATGAGCGCACAGATCGAGAAACTGAGCAAAAGCACCGAGGGGAAATCCCTTGACAAAGTGCTTGCTGAAACCTTTGCATCTGACGAGTTCAAAAACGGACTTAAAGACGTGGTAGATGGCAAACGGACCTCTTTTGTTCAAGAGGTAAAACTTGATTCCTCTGCCGTAACTGGTACCGTCAATCTGACTATGCCAAATACTCAGATTGAGGCGGATGCTCAGAGAAAACTGGTGCTGCTTGGTAGCATTCCATCAAACGTGGTGCCTCAGGACAAAAATATTATCCTTTGGCCCGAAGGCTCGTTTACCGATAATACCGGGTACGTGGCAGAAGGTGATGCACCCGCAACCGCCTCTGCGGCAGCCCTGGAAGAAAAGACCCGTAAGATTGCTAAGATCGCAGCAAAGTTACCCTTTACACGGGAGACATCCACAGATATGTCCTATTTCCTGAACTGGGCCAAGAATGAGGCTATTCTGGCCATCAGGAACAAGGTAGACACGGAATTGCTAAGTGGCTTGGGCGCAGACGGGTCCAGTTCTACAGATAAAAAGATCTACGGACTTATCGGGAGCTCAACTGCATTTAGTGCAGCTACTGCCGGAGTTTCCGCTGCTATTCCCGATGCAAAGATTTTCGACTTGATTAACGCAATAGATGCACAGATTGCGCTTTCAACAAACGGTGCTTATGCAGCTAACCTGATCATCATGCATCCTTCGGACTTTGCAAAGTACAAATCCATGAAGGATAGCAACGGAGCCCTTTTATTCCAGGCCAACGGAGGCGTATACTCTTATATGGGTAAAACCATTAGAGAATCCGCGAAACTTACCGCCGGGCAGATGGTAGTCCTTGACACCGCAGCTTTGCAGATGTATGAAAAACTCGGTTTCGAAGTAGAGATTGAACGAGTTGCCTCTACTGACAGTTATGTAATGTATCTCCGCTGGAGAGGTCAGTTTGTAATTCCTTCAAACAAAAAGAAAGCGGTTATTTATGTAGCTAACATCGAAACCGCTATTGCTGCCATTACCGGAGCCTCCAATACCCTTCAGATGGGGGTTGTTGCCGTCAGTGGGCTTACCGCCGCAACCTCTTCAACCGCAGCAGCAAAATTGAGCTGGGCTTCCTCTGGGGATGGCGTGAAGTATAAATCCTCTACCGACAATGTAAACTGGGGTGCAGACATTAGTAATTTGTATCTTGACCTTACGGGTCTAACTTCTGAAACCACCTATACCTACTACATCAAAGCCGTTAAGGCCGGTATGGTGGATAGCACAAGCCGTGCCGTCTCGTTCACTACGCCTGTGGCAGAAGCCTAATCAATTATGAAACTATGGCTAAAGGAAAATCTATAAGCAGCAAAAGGGAAGCACCGCCTTACGAAAACAAGGCGGTTGCCCCCTTGGTTGTAGATGGTAATATCAGGATCGTAGTTGTTAAGGAGCATGACGGATTGAAAGAGGGAGAAAGCTACGTGAAGGATGTGAACACGGCGGCACAGATGGTAAAATTAGGATACTGGAGGTATGAGTAAGCTAAGATATACGGCAGTAGGGACAAACGCAGCCATCACCCTGGCTGACTTCAAGTCCTATATGCACATCACGGGGACCACCAATGATGATGCGCTGACCGATGTGCTTAACCAGGCCATTATCCGCATACAGGAATATTC